TTTTAGATAGCTTTCCAAGTATCTATTTTTATTGAGCAATTCCAAATGGACCTGTTAACTATTCAGTCGCAGAACCCAGAAAAATCTAATAAAAACAATTAATTACGTAGATAAAAATTTTCCCGATTTAAATTTTTCTTATAGGGGGCATCTGCCACCCCCCCCTCTACTGGGTCCATATACAACTACGACCAGGGATTGGATTTTTGCGACTGTAAACGACCTCAAGCATTTTTCTCTTGAATAAATACGTAAAGTGACTAGATGTTGTGGTATGTTTATTAAAAAACACTCTGTAAAGTATTTGTACTTGCTTTTAGTTTCTTGTTGCTGTATACTTACGTATATAAATTATAATAATATTAAGGATAGTATTTATAATGCCCGATCAATTTGAAGAAGACGGCAAAATTATTGAAGGTGGGTTACCGTTCCAAGTAGAACACGACCTACAGATAATGGATGATGTGAGCAGTGGTGGAATCCTTTATGTTCAGTCTACTGTTGAGGTAGACGGTTTTGATAAGATTGTTGTTAACAAGCCTTTTTCTGAAATTACGCAATATATTATTGATTGCTCTGAAGAGGACTACAGAGAATTGTATACTATTGCTAATGAACTTGTTAGCGAGGCTGATAAGTTAAGAAGCTTGGCTCAGAAGATAGAAGATAGTGATAATAATATAGCTGATCTTTTTGAAGCTGACTATGCAGACTCAGCCTGATTTGTTTGGTTGGATAGGCGAGGCTCCTGAAGGGATTGACTCCAAGGTTTGTAATAAGTGCGGTGTAGATAAACCTTTGTCTGACTACAGCATAGCTAATAATCAATACCTGAGAACGTCATGCAAGAAGTGTATGGCTTCAGATGCACGTATTCGTAAGCGACTACACTCTAAAGTCGGAATACCACCAGAAGATCACAAATGCCCTATATGCTTGCAGTCTGGTGAAGAGGTATCTGGCTACGGTGGTTTAAAAGCTGGGCCGTGGGTACTGGATCACTGCCACACAAACGATGTCTTCAGAGGTTGGCTCTGTCATAATTGCAATAGAGCATTAGGTCTCCTCAAGGACAATAAGGACAGACTTCAAAGGGCTATTGGCTATTTGGAAAGTTAGTCCGGGTATACGACTAAAAGTAATATACTACGGGTATCTATAGTTTACCTCTCCGGGAACAGTTCATTATAGCATCTAATTACCTAATCGTCAATATACTAATTACGTAAATAAGTACTTGACCTTCTATATATAAAAGTGTTACAATGATGGAGTAACTAAAAATGTCATTTAATCTGTACTATATTCGTGCAGCTATTCAAGAGCGTACAGGGCAAGTCCTGAAATTTGATAAGATACGCCAGTTATTATTAGAAGAAGGCTTAATCTCCAAAAAAGAACTGGAAGATAACCCACTAGCGAAAGAGTTCGATGGATACGGTAGATATTTTGCTACAGAAGATCATTCTGTAATTATACCTATTGAACCAAAAAGATTTATCCCAGAATTATTAGAAGAGGAATTTGATAATGAAACCTACTAAAGTAAAAGCAGGGGCATCATGCCCACCATCTGGTAAAACTGCTAAAGTTAAAATGTATGGCGGTGGTATGGCTATGAAGAAAAAATCGATGGGCTATGGTCACGGCGGTATGGCAATGAAGAAAAAGAAGTAATGTTTATCGGTGCGCTCCTAGTGTGCGCTTCGTTGTACGATGTCTCGACTTGCGATGTGCGACTAAACACTACAAAAACATTTGAAAGTAAGCAACTTTGTGTTGAAGAGATGAAAGGTGCGGCTGAGTACGCAGCTAAGAGTTTATTGCTTGTAGCCAAACCCTACTGCTTTCCAACGAAAGGACAACTTATTTAAAAGCAGCTCTTGGGGGGAGTGGTATGCTTGCAGAATCAATAGCGGTTATTTCCGCTGCTAATGCTGCTATAGGCCAAGTCAAAACTATGATAGGCCACGGTAGAGAAATAGGGTCGATGGGTAAGCAACTAGGAGCTATCCTAACTGCTGAGGAAACCCTTAAAGCCGAAGGAGAAAGTAAAAAACGATCATTATTCGCAAGAGCGATGGGTAAAGACCATAATTCTTTTCAGGAATTTCTAGAGTTGGACAAACTAAAAGAAGCTCGTAAAGAAATTGAATCTATGATGAAGATTTATGGAAGACCAGGACTTTATAATGATTGGGTTAAGTATCAAGTTGAAGAACGTAAGCGAAAAAAGCAAGAAGCTGAGGACAGAGCAAAAGCCAGAGCGCAACTAATAGAAATATTTCAAATAGGCGTGGCTTGTCTTATAATAGGTGCTTTTTCATTAGGACTTTTTTATTGGGCTTATAGATATCGCTACGGGGCATAGGTGGCTTATCGTTGGGCAATACCCAAGGTGGTCCGTAAAAGAGACACAAGATATTATTTATACAGCGATAAAGGGTGGCTGATTGTTGTTACAAGTTCTCTTAGCGTAGTAAAACATATTGTAGGAAGACACTCAGTAGAGTGGTATAATTATTAATTCGCATAAGGGGAACAAGATGGAAGACAGGCTAAACCGTATGGAAGATAAGATTGATAAACTATCTGAAGCGGTTCTAGCTATGGCTAGAATGGAAGAACGTATGATTACTGTCTTCAAGCGAATGGAAACTTTTGATCACGTAAATAAAAGAATGGATGACCGTCTGGATGATTTTGAGAAACAGGCTATAGCCCGTGGTCAGAAAATTGCCTTTGCAGAGAGATTCTTCTGGATGGTATGTACTGGCGCAGTCGGGCTAGCATTTATATATTTAAGGTAGTCGATGAGTAGCGTTAGTAAAAAGGCTGAAAGAAAGTACGCCAACGGCACAACCTACAAAGACAGCAAAGGGAAGACGCACAAGCGTACATCTGCCAAAGGCACAAAACGGGGTGATGCCTATTGTGCAAGATCAAGCGGTCAGAAGCAGACTGAGAAAGTAAGAGTCAGGCGTAAAGCTTGGGGTTGCAGAGGTAAAAAATCAGTGAGGGCATAGATGTCACTAGTAGAAAATATCAATAAGCGTAAAAAAGCAGGTACGTCACGCTCTAAGAAGAATAGTACCGTAAGTCCAAAAGCCTACAAGAATATGAAGGCTGGTTGGCCTAAGAAGAAGAAGGGCAAGAAATGAACGAAAAACGTGAACTGACAGAAAAGCAAAACCTTTTCTTAGAAGCCCTTATGTCTGAAGAATGCAAAGGTAATATTAAGAAGGCCATGAATATTGCTGGGTATGCTGAGAATACGTCCAGTACAGTAGTTGTGTCGGCTCTTAAAGACGAGATCAACGATAGAGCTTCTATGGTAATGGCTATGAATGCTCCTAAAGCAGCTTGGGGAATGGTAGAGGTACTAGATGACCCTGGTTCTATGGGTGCTAGGAATGCAATAGCAGCGGCTTCGCAAATACTAGATAGAACTGGCTTGGTTAAAAAAGAACAGATTGAAGTTAAGAATACAGGAGAGGCAATGTTTATATTGCCACCGAAGAGTGAAGATTGAGCATTTGGCTAGATAGAACCCGACCAAATAAAACTGCTAAGATACCATACGCCTACAAAGAGAGTGAACACGACCCCCTCATCTTAGTGGCTGACGAAGAAAAGGCATCTCTAGTAGAAGAAGCTTTGGATTATTTAGATGGTGGACACTCTAGCCGTAAAACTGCGGAGTGGCTTACTGATAAAACAGGCGATACGATTACGCACCAAGGCTTGATTCACATTTGGAAAACCAGAAGGGGTAAGGACAGCGAGAAGCCATCCAAAAGACTGAAAGAGCTTGCTAAAGAAAATCGCAAGCGAAAACCAAAGACTGTTGAGGAAAAGAAGCTAGCCTCAGCCAAGCGTAAACAAACAGACGCTAAACGAAGGCTAACCTTAGCCAAAAAGAAGCTAGAGGAGCTACAACCATCTGAGGAGTTGGATACTGCGAATTTAGATTTCTCAGTAATAGAGAGCGAGAAGAAAAAGAAAGAAGTAGTCTTTGCCCCTAATGAGGGTCCACAGACAGAATTTCTAGCATCGTCTGAAAGAGAAGTACTCTACGGTGGCGCGGCAGGAGGTGGGAAGTCCTACGGTCTATTAGCTGACCCTATGCGGTACTTTTCAAATTCTAATTTTAACGGTTTAATACTACGGCGCACTAATGATGAACTTCGTGAACTTATTTGGAAAAGCCAAGAACTTTATCCTAAAGCTTTTAAAGGTTGTAAATGGGCTGAGAAAAAGTCTCAGTGGACATTTCCTTCTGGTGCAAAGTTATGGCTTACATATTTGGAGCGCGATCAAGACGTTTTACGTTACCAAGGTCAAGCGTTCTCGTATGTAGCTTTTGATGAGCTTACGCAATACGCAACGCCTTTTGCTTGGAACTACATGAGATCAAGGCTACGTACTACAGACCCTGATCTACCGATTTATATGAGGGCTACCACAAATCCAGGAGGAAGTGGTCACGGTTGGGTTAAGAGGATGTTTATAGACCCAGCACCCCCAAACAAGAAGTTTGTGGCTAAAGACATAGAAACAGGGAATGACTTAGTTTATCCCGACAGCCACGAAAAAGCAGGAGAACCTCTTTTCTACAGGAGGTTTATACCAGCTAGTTTAAAGGATAACCCTTATCTCATGGAAGGTGGGCAATACGAAGCCAACCTACTCTCTCTCCCTGAGATGCAACGTAGACAACTACTAGAGGGAGATTGGGCGGTTGCTGATGGTGCAGCATTTTCAGAGTTTAGACAAGATACACACGTTATTGAACCCTATGAGATACCTACCGATTGGAGAAGGTTTCGGTCCTGTGACTTTGGATATAGTTCTTTTAGTGCTGTTCACTGGTTTGCAATTGATCCCAGTTATAATACACTAGTTAATTACAGGGAATTATACCTGTCACAGCACACGGGGAGAGACTTAGCTACGGCTGTATTGGAAGCCGAAGGCAGTGAAAGAATAGACTACGGAGTATTAGACAGTAGTTGTTGGCATAACCGGGGGCAAATTGGACCCTCTATAGCCGAAGAAATGATAGCAATGGGCTGTAAGTGGAGACCAAGTGACAGAACTAATGGCGCACGTATAGCAGGTAAGAACAGATTTCACGAAGTTCTTAAAGTAGACAAGATTACGGGGATACCAGGGATACAATTCTTTAATACTTGTAGGCAAATTATTGCAGATTTACCAGTAATCCCTACAGACCCCAGAGGATCAGACGATATAGACCCAAGATATACCTCTGATCATGCTTACGACAGCGTTAGATACGCAGTTATGAGTAGACCAAAGGCGTTTAGCCCCTTCGATATGGGTTCTGGCGTTCCACAACAGAGTTGGCAACCTGCTGACGCAATATTCGGGTATTAAATATGGCATTAATGGATAAACCTCTACCAGAAGACGCTACTGATTCAAAAAATGCAGTGCCACTTGAAGAGGATGGCAACGTAGAAGAGGAGAATATTAGTTTTTCGGGGGCAGTAGCCTTTGTAAAAAACCAATATACTAGATCAAAAAACGCAAGATACACTGATGAGGAGCGTTGGCTAGACTCTTACCGCAACTACAGGGGATTATACTCAAGCGAAGTACAGTTTACGGACGCTGAGAAGTCAAAAGCCTTCATAAAAGTCACAAAAACCAAAGTTTTAGCAGCTTATGCTCAAGTTGTTGACGTATTATTCGCTGGCTCTAAGTTTCCAGTGGGTATTGAAGCTAGGCAGTTTCCTAGTAACGTAGAAGACTCTGTTTCTTACGATCCAAACGAACTTTCTACCGAAAATGTTAAAGAAAAGACGGGTGTAGACTACGATGTGCCTAAATCTATCGCTAGACCTGATATTGCTAAAGATTTAGGGCTTTATAAAGAAAAATTAGAGCCAATTAAAGACGATTTACAGCTAGGAGCTTCTACGGTTCCTGGTTCCATTACGTTTGAGCCAGCTAAACGAGCTGCTCAGAAGATGGAAAAGAGAATGCACGATCAGTTAGACGAAACTGATGCACCTAAGCATCTCAGATCAGTAGCTTTTGAAACTTGTCTCTTTGGAACAGGTGTTTTTAAGGGTCCATTTGCTCAAGATAAAGAATATCCACGTTGGGATGAAGAAGGTAACTATGACCCACTATTTGAGACAATTCCTAAAATGGAATACGTCAGCATATGGGATTTTTACCCTGATCCAGACGCACGTAATATGTCTGAAGCTGAATTTAGCGTACAAAGACATAGGCTAAACAAAACACAGATGAGATCACTCAAGAAACGTCCTCATTTTCGTGATGAGAGCATTGAGTTAGCTCTAGATATGGGAGCAAGCTACCAACGTGAGTATTGGGAAGATGCTTTAGAAGATGACTCTGCATCATCCTCTATGGAAAGATACGAAGTACTAGAATATTGGGGAATTTTAGATTCAGAATTAGCTGAAGAAGCTGACATTGATATTCCAAAAGAATTACAAGACCAAGATCAAATACAAGTAAATATATGGGTTTGTAACAACCAAATACTTAGACTTGTTCTAAATCCTTTTACTCCTACCCGTATTCCCTACTTATCTGTACCCTACGAACTAAATCCATACAGTTTCTTTGGAATTGGTGTCGCTGAGAACATGACAGATACTCAACTATTGATGAATGGCTTTATGCGTATGGCTGTAGATAATGGGGCTTTGTCTGGTAACCTATTGATAGAAGTAGATGAAACCAATTTAGTTCCAGGTCAGGATATGTCTGTTTATCCAGGTAAAGTGTTTCGCAGACAAGCAGGCGCACCCGGCCAAGCTATTTTTGGTACTAAGTTCCCCAACGTATCCCAAGAACTATTGTTAATGTTTGATAAAAGCAGACAACTTGCGGATGAAGCTACTGGTATCCCTTCTTATAGTCACGGCTCTGGGGCTGTAGGCGGTGTAGGTAGAACAGCCAGTGGTATGTCTATGTTGATGGGGGCTGCAGCCCAGAATATAAAAGCAGTTGTTAGGAACATAGACGATTATTTACTTAGTCCTCTAGGTAAAGCACTTTTTGCTTTTAATATGCAATTTAACTTTGACAAAGAATTTATTGGAGACTTAGACGTAAAAGCTAAGGGAACTGAAAGCCTAATGCGAAACGAAGTACGTAGCCAACGACTACTTCAGTTTATGCAGATGACAGGAAATCCACAGATGGCTCCTTTTGTAAAATACGATTACATATTAAGGGAGTTAGCATCCTCTATGGATCTAGACGAAGACAAGATACTTAATGATCCAAGAGAAGCAGCGATACAACAAAAGATGATGGCTGAGATACAAGCACTTATGCCCCAACAGCCACCACCAGCAGAAGGTCCACAAGGACCACCCCCACCCCAAGACCCCACAGGTAATGGCAATGGGAATATAGCTCCAGGTCAAGCACCAGAGCCTGATGCCCAAGGCTTTACTGGTGGCGGTGGTGGAGCTAATGGCAATAACGCACAACAACCACAAGAAGTACCAATTCAACCACCAATGCAATAGGAGATTTTAATGAATAAATATCCAATACCGTGTCCGAATTGTGAAAGTAGAAAAGAATGTCGGTCTACTAAAAAATGTAAGAAAGAATAAATGCTTAAAGATATTAGATCATTTTTAATGTTAATTATAGTCACTGGCTTTTTTGTTTTGTTATTTGGAATCGTTCTTTCTGAAATGACTTTATCTGTCATTGAAAAAACCCAACCTTCAGAGAGTATGTGGGATTTATTAGAAAAAGTGTTGATTGCTATAACAGGTATTATCAGTGGATTTATTGTAGGCGGTTCTTCTAAGAAGGAGTGTCAATGTAAATGAAAACACAAATGGACAAACAATTCTATAGGTCTTTATTGCCTTTAGTTAATGATAAAGATCAATTTAATTCTCTTAAAGAATACGCTGAAGCCCGTATAGAATTTATGCACGGTCTTTTAGAAACGTCTAAAGAACATCATCGTATTTTAGAAATTCAAGGGGCAATTCTTGAATTAAAACGCTTTGCAACCCTTCGTGATGAAGTACTTATGGGAGCCGAATAGTGGGCATTTACGAATATATGTTTGGCGAAAAAACCGAAGATGATCTTGAAGCTACTGAAAAAGGAATGAGCTATGGAGAACTTATACTGGATAATGTTATTGGTCTTGATAATGAGTATGATAGCTTTGGTGAAAAACTAGGTAGGCAAATTAACGAAGACGAAATTGGTTTTCTTAAAGATACAGCTAAAGGTATGTACGAAGGTGCTAAGGACTTTGTTAAAGCACCTATTGAAACGACTAAGGAAGTCGTTACTGACGTAGTTACTGGAACAAAAGATTTATTTACTAAAAGCCTTGATGAACGTCTTATGGAAATGTTTGGCGTTACTTATGAAGAAGCTACTTCAAATCAAGTTAATCAAGCTATGGAAAACAGACTTGGGGATGCCGTGACTGCATCTGCTTTAGTACCAGCTGTTGGCGTAGTTTCTTTAGGAACAAGGACTTTAGCCAATGCAATACCAGAAATTGAAATTGATGCAAATACTCTAGGAAGTAATCTAGGAAATATAAAATTTAAAAAAGATAAAATAGATGATTCTGAATTAAATGAGGAAACTACAGATACTTTGAATGAAGAACTAATGTCTGTAGAAGCTTATAAGCAAGCTAATATGGGTAATAACGGCGCACCGCCTATTAATACCGTCAAAGGATATAAATTATTTAGAATTAACAGAGAAACTGGTGAATTATTTCCCCTCTACGTAGATGCTGATACGCCAATACCTCAAGGAGAATGGGTAGATGCTATCGCAGGAGAATTAGTTGATGGTAAGGTTAAATCTTCTATTGGTAAATTAGCATACCGACCTGGTTTTCATTCGGCTCAAATTCCTTGGGTTAATCACATTGGAACTAAGCACCCTATATCAAAGGAAACATTTGAGCGTTTAAAAGCTGAAGGTGCTAACAATTTACTTATGGAAAATAAAAAGTCTGGAACAAAATACTATGAGAGATTGCGTGACGATGATACGGTTTGGGCTGAAGTTGAGCATCCAAACGATGTTGATTGGCAATCAGTAGCTAACTCAAGAGCTAGAATTAAAAAGGACGGTACTCCTGAAGCTAAGTCGGCCCATATAACAGATCAAATACCTGTTGGCGGTCATTACTTATACAATACAAAGTCTGGTAATCCTAATCAGTGGCTAATCGCTGGTTCTATGAAAATAAATAGAATATTGGATGATGCCGAAGTTGAAGTCATCAATAAAGACGCAGGTGTGCTTGGTTCTGATATGCCAAGAACCCCCTACTCTGAAAAAGTATCTGCTACCGTAGCTACACAAACTAACGAAATGTTAGATGATGGTAGAGTACTCGGTTCCGATCCTAACTTTGGTCCAACTGGACGTATCTCTACAAGGGTTCCAACAAAAGGTTCTGGTAAAAACGAACAAATTCTACCTGAAACATATTCTGGCGAATTAACTATTGATAAAGATGCTATGGAAGCAGGTGGAACAATTGATAAGAATATGGAGTTCTTAGCTACTAGAAGAGATCAAGGACCAGAATACGCAGACTCAGGTAATGTACCGTACTTTCCAGGTTTTAAAGCTTTAGAAAAATTAGACCCAGAAGCTAGGGCCGAATTTGTCTCTGCAATGCAAAAAGAAAACTTAAACTTTATATTTGAAAAACTTCCTAAAGCCTTTCAAGATAGATCAAAACTTTGGTACGTAGGTGCTAACAGAGTAGCAGATGAATTATCTTCTAAGTACGGTGTTCCCCGTTCTTCTATGTCTGGAGTTATAGCTGCTTTATCCCCACAGATGGATTGGTTTCAAAATGCGTCTTTGGCAGAAAGAGTAGCTAATGCTGCTATAAACAATCGTAATTTCCCGTGGTCATCTGAAATGACTTCTATGGCTGATAAATATGGTAGTTTTACTTCAGGTAAAAACAAAATGGTATGGGAAACTATAAAAGGTAAAACCTATGCTGACTTAGAGACACCCACACAAAAAGCAATGTGGATTAGGGCATATGATGAAGCACACAGCCCAAAGACTTATAGAACACTTACCCCCGAAGGTGATCTTGGAGAAATCAAATTAACAAACAAAGGCACTCCACAGAATATAGGTTGGGGTTCGTTTGGGGATATTGAAAAAGCAGTTAAAGCACTAGAAAGCAACGGAGACTTTAAAATAATTTCTGATGCTATGGGTAATAAACATAAAGTTAGAAATTTTTTCAATAATATAGAAGTACCTTTTTCTGACTTTGGAGATATTACTATTGACACTCACGCTATAGCGGCAGGTCTTATGAGACCGTTAGGTGGCAACGATACATTAACATCCCAAGGATTAGGTTTAGCAGGTGGCTCTAGCGCACCAACAGGAGCAAAAGGTAATTACGGATTTATTGCAGATGATTACAGAGATGTAGCTGCAGAAAGAGGATTTTTACCAAGAGAAACCCAATCAATAGTTTGGGAAGGTGTTAGGGCATTGTTTAACAACAAAAGCCCACAAGCAAAACGTAAAGTAAACGCAATTTGGACTGCATACGACAACGGTGACCTAACCCAAGAACAAGCCCTTAATTTAATTGAATCAGAGATGGGTGGCTTCGGAGATACTAAAGAAATACTTACTCCAAGCTCCAAAAGATCCATAGCTAAGGGTGGCTCAACAATGTTCGCTTCTGGGGGTTTAGTGCTTCAAGATAGTGAAGAACAAGGCTTTGCGATACCGTAAAGTCATAATTATATTAGCATTGGTATTATGTATGGACGCTATTACAAGACACCATTACGAAAATATAGCTAACGGTAAAGCTATAGAAAATGATGATGGAAGTCTGTCTACTGTAAAAACAAGGACGGTAGAAATGGATGGTGTTACCTACGTAATTCCGACAGTATGGGATGGTAAATTTCTTGAATTAGAAGAAGCTACAAAAAGAGCTTTAGACGAAGGTGTTTACGAAAGTTTTTATGGCAGAGAAGATGCTGAAGAATTTGATAAAGAAATACATTTAGATTTTGATCCTACTACTACGGCTGAAGAAGCAAGACAAAAGCTACAAGAAAAAGAAATGTCTCAAGGGGGTCTACTAGAGTATGCTACTGTACCCCCAGACAGACCTAACCCAGAGACTACTCTTACGTTAGAAGACCTTGAGAAGATTGAACGTGTTGTATGGGCTGAAGCTAATACTGAAGGAGTTGAAGGGCGTGATGCTGTAAGGGGTGTTATATTTAATAGACTTCGTTCAGACCGCTTTGGAAATACAATCGATGAAGTACTAGTAGGTAGCGAATTTGAGCCTGTAAGTAAATATGGCGGTGTAAATAAAATACCTGTTCCTGAAGATCAACTACTTCGGGGTATGGAAGAGATTACTGATTATATTCAGTTAGGGGAAGATGCTTCTAAGGGGCGTACCTTTTTTCAAAATGAAAAGAAAACAAAATCTAGAGGAACTTATTACAAGGGAGCAAATCCCTTAAAGATTGGCAATCATACATTTTATGATGCCTATAAAAACCAAGAACCAGTGACTGACTTGTTTGGTTCTCATAACATTAACGTATTGAGTAATTATTTTATGAAAGATCAAGGCTTCGCACTAGGCGGTATAGCTACTGCTAGAAAAGGAATTACTACACCAGAGGGGATAACAATGGCATCAAAAAAGTTTCAACGTGACGATAAAAAAGCAGACACCAATGAAGATGGGGAGCTTTCAGTCAGAGAAAAAGAAATTGCTGATGCTGTTCAAAAAAATGAAGTACTAGAAATGGCTCATGGCGGTATGCCGTGTGGATGTTCAAGCGTACAGGATTGTATGTGTAACGAAGAAGGTATTATGGGATACGATGATGTAAGTGGTAATCCAGTGCCAGTAGGATCTAACCCAGAAAATGTGCGTGATGATATAGATGCCAAGTTAAGTACAGACGAATATGTACTTCCAGCGCACGTAGTTAAATGGCACGGCTTAAAACATATTCAAATGATGCAGTCTGAGGCTGAAATGGGTCTTATGGCTATGCAAATGGACGGGCTTATTCAATATGCGGATAATGAAAATAAATCCAATAGCGAAGGAATTGAGGACTCCGAAGTATCGGATGAAGACTATTCCGAACAAGAAGAAGCCGAAGAGGAAACAGAAACATCAACAGAAATTCCATCTGAAGAGATGGATATAGAGGTCGCTACAATAGAAGTAGACGATCAATTAGACGATACAGAGGATATTGATGAGATAGAACCTGTATTACAACCCCTACCTGGAATGCTTAAAAAACAGAAAATAGCATTTATGGTATAATTGGATACCCGAATATTATCGGACCCAAAAGGAAATATTATGAAAAAAGAAAAATATACTCGCGCTCCTGAAGCGGAAGATACATTAACCTACAGCCAAGAAGTAGCTCAACAGCAAGAACCTGTTGAACAGCTTAACGCTGAAGAGTCAAGTTATAAAAAGCGTTATCAGGACATTCAACGGCACATCCAAAATGTACGTGATCAGAAGGATAAAGAAATAGCTCAAGTTAAAGCACAACTAGATTCTGCTACTAAAAAGCAAATTAAATTTCCTAAGACTGATGAGGAAGTTGATGCTTGGAGTAAACGCTACCCTGATGTTGCCAAGATTGTAGATACTATCGCTAGAAAAAGAGCTAATGAAGTTCTTGCAGAAGGCGAGAAACGTCTAGAGCAAGTAGAAAAGTTTGAAAGAAATTTACATAGACAAAGTGCGGAGCAAGAACTTATGCAACTACATCCCGACTTTGCTCAAATTAGGCAAGACCCTAAGTTTCACGAATGGGTTTCCCTACAGCCTTCTGCTATGCAAGACAGTGTATATAAAAATAACACTGATGCTAACTGGGCTGCTCGTACTATTGATTTATATAAAGTAGATAAAGGTAGAAAAAAGACTAATAAATCTGCTGCTCAAGCTATAGGTAAAACTTCTGCTTCTGCCCCAACTACAGGCAATAAAGTGCAGTTTTCTGAAAGTATGGTTCAGAAAATGTCTGATAAAGAATATGAAAAAAATGAAGATGCTATTACCGCAGCTATTCAAGCAGGTAATTTTTCCTATGATATATCAGGTGCTGCACGTTAATAATAAGTAACTACGTAATTAACTATTGCAATAATTAACTCAATGTGTTACAATGAAACCATTGAATTAATCAGGTAACGGACACTTTACTGTAAGTACACCCCGAACCTTTCCAGATAATAACACAAAGTTTACCAGTGCGTTTGGAACCGCTATCAGCGACACTCTAATCAAGCTGACACTATTGTTTACTTGTCTGATCTAGCTGCTTCTAGATGAGTTCTAGAGGTTTATTTTAAGCCATTTCAAATAAGGAGACTTTAATTATGGCATTTCCAAAGGCATCAGGTTATACCAACCTGAACTCAGGTAACTTTTCGCCAGTTATCTATTCCAAAAAAGTACAAAAGGCGTTTAGATCAGCATCTGTAATTGATGCGGTAACCAATACCGACTACAGTGGAGAAATCGCTAACTTCGGTGACTCAGTAAAAATTATCAAAGAGCCGGACATCACAATCACCACATACGAGCGTGGTACTGCGTTGGCTACTCAAGACCTTACTGACGCTGACTTCACAATGGTCGTTGATCAAGCAAATTACTTTCAGTTTGCTATCGATGACATCGAAGAAGCGCACAGCCACGTATCATTCCAAGATTTAGCATCAGATAGAGCAGGTTTTAAACTTCGCGATACTCTTGATGCCGAAGTTCTTGGTTACCTTTCTGGTTGGAAAACTCCTAGCTCATGGGCAAGGCGTTCTGCTTCTGGTGACGTAAACGGTACTAAATCTAACAGTGGTGCAGATAATGACGAACTTTTGGCAGCTAACAAGTTAGACATCACCGATTTTGGTGGTTCTGATTTAGGCAATGTTGCAGAGGTTACTGCTGTTCCAATCGCAGTCGGCGGTGGTGCTAGTGGTATCACTTCTCCGTTAGCTATTATGAATAGCATCCAACGGAGAATGGATCAAGCCAACGTAGACACTGACGGTAGATGGATCGTTGTAGACCCAGTGTTTGCAGAAGTATTGATGGATGAGTCAAGCAAACTCATAAATTCAGACTTCGGTGGTGGTGACGAAATGCGTAATGGTAAATTACCAGGAACTATTCGTGGCTTCTCTGTTTACAAGTCTAATAATCTTCCATACATTGGAACTGGACCTGCAACAATTTTAAGTACAGGTTCTGAAACTAACTTTGGTGTGATTGTAGCTGGTCATGCTTCTGCGGTAGCTACTGCGGAACAAATTGCTAAGACTGAAACTTTCAGATCACCAACAACCTTCGCGGATGTTGTGAGAGGAATGCAGCTATATGGCAGGAAGATACTTCGACCAGAAGCACTCTTTACAGCTAACTATAACTTAGCTTCTTAATATAATAACTTGGGGGGCTGGTATAACTAGCCCCTCACTCTATTGAGGGTTGTAGATGCCAACTACGTATATTAACTTATGCAATCAAACTCTTCGCCGTTTAAATGAAGTAGAAATTGCGGAAGCCGACTTTGGGTCGGTTCGTGGCGTTCAAGCCCTAGTAAAAGATGCAGTAAAAGCTGGACTAGCTAAAATTAATCAAGCTGAGTTTGGTTGGCCTTTCAATGCTGCTGAACATACCCAAGTTTTAGTTGTAGGCCAAGAGGAATATACTTGGCCTTCTTTCTATAAAATAGCTGACTTTAATAGTTTCCAAATACAAGAAGACAGTAGTCTTAGGTCTTCTTTTAAACAGTTAAAACATATTGATCTTGATGAGTGGTACTCAGACCATCGTGATCAAGATTATGCTGCAGGTACATCTGGTAGAGGTATACCTGATTTTGTATTCGCAGGTCATGGCAATGGTTATGGTGTAAGTCCATCTCCTGATAAAACCTATACTCTAAAATTTAGATATTTTATGAATTTTTCTGATATCACAAATGCTACTGATGTTACTCGTATTCCCGAAGCATATGATAGTGTATTAATAGATGGAGCAATTTATCATATGTATATGTTCAAAGATAATATGGAAGCAGCTCAAGGAGCCTACATAGCTCTTGAACGAGGAATTAAAGACCTTCAAACCCTTTATATTAATAACGAAATTAATATTAGAGATACGCGGATTAGATATTAATGCCTGACCAGATACAGTCCTTTAAGGTAATCTGTAGCGGTGGTCTGAATAGTAACGAAAATCATTTAGATTTATCGGATAATGCTCCAGGATCAGCTACAAGATTGGTGAATTTTGAACCATCACTCTTTGGTGGGTATAGAAGAATAGAAGGCTATGATGAATATGATACTGATTACGGTGAAGTTACTGTAGCAGGATCAACGACTGCTCAAGGTAAAGTACTTGGTCTAGCTATATTTAAAGATGATGTAACATCTTCAACTAAAATTATAGCAGTTCGACAAGATGCAGGAGCTACAAACTATAGTTTTTATCATTACACAGCTTCAATTGGATGGCGTAAGTATACCTTAGATTACTCAGTTACTAGACCTATGACATTAAGTGGTCGTACTGTAACTAAAATAAGGCACACGACTTTTAACTTTGGTACTGGTAATAAAATTTGTTTTGTAGATGGTGTAAATCCAGCTATTGTATTTGATGGGGCCAATTGGGAAGAACTTAAATCTACAAATTCTGGTGGTTTTACTGCTGGTGGTACAAATACAGGCGGTGGAGATCAGTGCATAAATGCACCAAGCCTTGTAAGTGTTTTTAAAAACCACCTGTTTCTTGCTGGAGACACGGCTTTTGGAGCAGCGATAGCTCACTCTGCCCCAACTTCTACAACAGATCCTGATGGATTTTACGATTTTAATGTTGCTACTGGTGCTGGCCAAATAGCGGCAGGCTTTGATGTTATACAGATAAAAACTTTTAGAGATGATTTATTTGTATTTGGAACAAACGGCATTAAAAAAATAAACGTAAATGCTTCTAATAATTTTGCCCTAGATCAAGTAACTGCTAACGTAGGGTGTGTTGCAAGAGACAGCGTACTAGAAATTGGCGGTGACTTAATGTTTTTAAGTCCTGACGGTTTTAGGCCAGTAGCAGGTACATCTAGAATAGGTGACGTAGAATTAGAAACAGTAAGTAAACCTATTCAAGCCACACTTGTAGACTTAATTGCAAATCAAGATATGGAAACTCTTAATGGAGTAGTTATTAGATCAAAGTCTCAAATTAGATACTTTATAGGAGATGACACAAATTTTGCAGCAGATAGCATTGGTATTATAGGTGGTCTCACAAATAGTTCAGGAACAATAGCTTGGGAATTTGGTGAACTACTTGGCATAAGAGCTTCTTGCTGTACTAGCGAATACATAGGAACAACAGAATCTATTCTTCATGGCGATTATGATGGACGGGTCTACAGACAAGAGAATGGAACATCGTTCAACGGAACTGACATTGTAGGTATTTATTCTACCCCATACCTAGATTTCGGTGAGACAGAAGAACGAAAAACAATGAGAAAAATTAATACGTTTATTAGAGCCGAAGGCCCATTAGAGATGCTACTCTCTATGACGTATGATTGGGGAGATGGAGCTACACAAACTCCAGCAACTTACTCCCAAGAATCCACAGGCGCACCTACAAGATACGGGGGAAGAAACATCAAATATAACGCAACAAACGTACTCTATGGTGGTTCGTCTAAACCAATTATGACCAGTGATATTCAAGGATCAGGTTTTTCTGCACAGGCTACTTTTGTGAACGTAGGACAAACAGAACCTTTTTCTATACAGGGTATGGTCTTTGAATTTACTAACGCAGGGAGAAGATAACAGATGGCAGGTTATGTAAGGCAGTCCACTGCTAGTATTATAAACGGCTCACCTATTACCGCACCTCCAATTAATGCGGAATTTAACCAATTACTAGCAGCATTTAATGCTACTACAGGCCACAATCATACTGGCGGTACAGGCGATTCGCCAAAAATTAACCTAGCAACTTCGGTTAGTGGGTTTTTACCTGCTTCCAATGGTGGTATGGGTGGTCTAAATAAAATGGATGCCACTACTACCCCAGCGGTAACTAATGATACTTCTGAAGGATTTGCTCCAGGTTCTTTGTGGGAAAATGTTAATACAGGTCGGGTATATATATGCGTAGGTAATAGCACAGGAGCAGCTGTATGGAGAGAGCTTGTTCAAGTACAGACTGCTAATGTTATTTTACCACACACCACTGACACTGTAGACCTTGGTTCTAATACAGTACGTTTTCAAGATATTTTCCTAAGTGGTGGTATAGCTGCTACAGGTAATACTGTTCTTGGCGGTAATTTTGACTTAACTGGTAATGCCACTATAGGTGGTACGCTTGGAGTAACAGGTGATGCTACCTTTGTTAACCTGACTGCCACAGGTACAACTACGATTACATCTGTTGATTTAAATTCGGGTGCTATCGATAATGCACCTATCGGTACAACAACCCCTGCCGCTGGTACGTTCACTACCCTAAACGCAAACACTAGTCTTGTCGCAGCTACAGCCGACATAAATGGTGGTACGGTAGATGGAACTACTATAGGAGCTTCTACTCCTTCAACGGGATCATTCACAACACTAGGAGCTTCTGGCACTACTACCTTAGCCACCGTAGATATAAACGGGGGTAATATAGATGGTACAGCAATCGGAGCGTCTTCAGCAACTACTGGCGCATTCACAACAATCTCGACTTCAGGTCAAGCAACACTTGCTACAGTTGACATTAATGGTGGCGCAATTGACGGTGCTACTATTGGGGCTAGTTCAACTTCTAGCGGTTCTTTTACTACTTTGGCTGCTTCTGGTGGGTATACTGGCACAGTAACAGGCAATGTTACAGGGAACGTCACAGGAAATTTAACGGGTAATGTTACTGGTAATGTTACTGGTGATCTAACAGGTAATGTAACTGCATCTTCTGGAACAACAACTCTTAATAATATTGTAGTTAACGGAACAGCCGATTTCACAACAACAAAACTTACAAACATCGTAGATCCGACAGATGCTCAAGATGGAGCTACTAAGAACTACGTAGATACAAATGATGCTCTCAAGCTAAATCTGGCAGGTGGTACTATGTCGGGTGCTATAGCTATGGGATCACAGAAAATTACGGGTCTTGGAACTCCTGTAGCAACTACAGATGCTACTACTAAAGCTTACGTAGATGGAGAAATATCTACGTTAATAGGAGATGCAGGAGCAGGCTTAAATACTCTAGGTGAATTAGCAGATGCCCTAAATGACGATGATGCTTTTTCTACTACTGTAACGAACTCCATAGCTACTAAACTACCTTTAGCTGGCGGTACGATGACAGGGGATATTACTCTAGGTGCTAATAAAGCTACCTCGACTGCTACCCCAGCTACTGATGATACCCTTACCAGAAAAGGTTATGTAGACACTCAAGATGCTCTGAAGGTTACCAAAGCTGGTGACACTATGTCAGGCAACTTAGCTATGGGTACTAATAAAGTTACTGGTGTAGGTGACCCTACTTCAGCCCAAGATGTAGCTACTAAAACTTACGTAGATACCGCAGACGCAACCAAGTTAAATCTTTCTGGTGGCACAATGTCTGGTGCTATCGCTATGGGTGCAAATAA